ATGGTAAATTCCGATAAGCTGAAAGGCATCATGCGTGAAAAGCGTATGACACAGGCAGATGCCGCAAAATTACTGGGACTTTCTGAATGCTCCGTCAATCAGAAAATCAACAATGTCCGCCCGTTTTTCTTGGATGAAGCAGAAAAGCTTGCGAATGCCCTGGAAATTGATTCCGGCGGTTTTGGCGTATATTTTTTTGCTTCATAAGTTGCAAAATGCAACTAAACATAGCGTGACACTTGAACGGCAGCTGTGACCGATTCCACAAGAAATCTTGTATCTCCCCTTAGGGGAAAACGAAACCGAGGAGGTGAAAAACAGTGAAAACCGATGAAAAAAGCACTCTGTATCTGTGCGATCCGCAGAAAAATACAAAGTGCCAAAAAGGAAATTGTCAGATGCCGAACGGCTGCTTTCTTACAACAAAGAAAGCATTTGCCGTAACCGATGAGAATGCAAATCCTATAATTGCGACTGAATCATAGCAAGAATAATTTTTTCGGAAATGGATAACAACGAACGGAACGAAGTGCACCCTAATTCTTTTGCAATCGATTTTGTTTTATTCCAGATGTTGTTGTTCCTGACATTATCAAGGAATTGATGTCCATCGTAAGTTAAGCTGGAATAGATGCATGTATAAATGCAATCATCTGCATTCACGATGTTTGCGTTTATCAAACCACCTTCTTTGGCTTTCAAAGTAGCGTATGCAATCTCGTTTTTTGAAAAGTTTGTTAGTGCTTTTTCCATATCATCTAGTGTCATGGACTGATAGCACAGATCATCATCAAGATTTTCAAAATCTTCCAACTTTAACAGCAATGACCGTAAACAGTCATAGTCTAACTTCATATTATTCACCCCCTTCCTCGCTCCATTATACCATACTGAAGCAGGGAATACAAGAAAAACGATACCGCATGAATTGTGAGTAACTGTTTACGTTTGAGAAAGTGCACTGCTCACTACAGACTTCGAGGTTTTGCTGTATCTTCCGTCACGAAGAACCTTTGAGGTCATTGTAGACAAGGCAGCAAAAAAGCCCACCGCAAAGCGGCAGGCTTTTGGAAAAGCAGAGAGAAATCTGCTTAGTTTGCAATTTTGCATCTGGACAGCAGCAGGTATTGTCCGTCAGAAACGGTAACGTAGGACTGTCCGCTGAAATTTTCATTGGTGACAATCGGAGCATCCGGTGCACTGCTGTCATATACGCAGTAGTAGCCGTCGATCTCGTCTGTAGATTCCAGCTTGTATTCTCCTGCCGGAAGGTCGATACCGATGCGGAATTCGCCCTCACCGTCTGTCATAATGGCATATGGGCTGCCGGCAATTTGTTCTGCCGGAATTGCCATAGCACGGTTCAGTTCAAGATACTGTCCGTCAGATACAGTGACAAAGGCGTTGTAATCGAAGTTTTCGTTTCCAATGATGCTGTCGCCGACACTGTCAGCGTTTACGCTGTAGTATCCGCCAAAATTGGAATCCATTGCAAAGATGCAGTATTCTCCGGCGGAAATATCCACGCCGACCTTGTATGTGCCCTCTTTGGTAATGTCAACCGTAGCAGCCGCTTCTGTCGGTGCATCTGTTGCATCTTCAGCTTGTGCAGTAGTGGTTTCTTCCGTTTCCGTTGCTTCTTCCGTTGTGGTTGCTGTCGTAGTCACAACAGGGGAAGAACTGGAATCGTCAGAAGAACTGCTGCCGCTGCCAGATGCGGCACCGATGATAAGCATCAGGGCGAAAAAGGCAGTGATGATGATTTTTACAGGCAGCTTCCATTCTTTCTTATTGCACCACATCAGTATCAGACCAACGGGCCACACCAGAACGAGCATCAGCACGACAAACCAAGTCTGTTTGCTAAGCGGTTCTTTCTTCGGCGGCTGCGGATACTGCTGGTACTGTTGGTACTGCGGTGCAGCATTCTGATATGTGTTGTTGGGCTGCTGCGGGGTCGGCGGAACGGGCTGCTGTGCAGACTGTGCGGTGGTCGGCTGTTCAGCACCGTCCAACGGAAGCTTTGTGCCGCACAGGCTACAGAATTTTGTTCCGGCAGCGTTTTCACTGCCGCATGACGGACATTTCATAGTGGTACATCCTCCTAAAAAATTGATATTTTTATTATACCATATTCATTTGTGGAATGCAAGCACTCGACAGGATTCGACAAAAATGTAATTAAATTGTAATGAAGCCGCGTTTCCACGTCCCGAGCATGACGCAAAACCGCTTACCAACATCTTCAATCGCCATTGTGGCGAATACCTCCTTTCATTTCCATGCGGCGGACTAGTACACCCGCCGCAGACGGAGCGACGAGTACGATTCGGGTGCAACTCCCGGACGCTCCACAGTTTCAAAAAGTGAGGTGATACATATGGCTGACAAAACACAGGAACAGGTAAGAGAAGTCAAGCAGTTGCTGCGGGAGTTGCTGAAAATCTCTGGAATGTCTGAAACCAGTATCAAGCTTGGAATCACGTACATTCAGGGACTGTCGGACGGAGAAGCAACGCAAACAAGCACAAAGGCGTGACAACAGAAAGGAGCATAACATGGCAAAAACCAACCTGAAAGAGATGCCGGTGGAAGTTCGTTCTTCCGGCAAAGAACCGCAGAACGACTTTTTCGCAGCATTTCTGGAGTACGTGAAGCAGCACGCCGATGAAGCGATCGCCGCGGTAGAGGCACAGAAAAATGCTGCAAAGTAAATACGTGAAAGGAAGTATCATCATGGAAACCCAGAAGAAACACATTGAGATCCACATCAAGATGGACGAGAACGAGCAGATCGCACCGAGTTCAAAGATAAGCAACGCCAACGCCTCCGAAGTTATGAGTTGCTATCTTGCTGGTGCGGTCATTGCCAATATCATTGCAGATAGCAGCAACGGTGTGTACGATCAGGCGTTGGATGAGATATTCAGAAGGGTTACCGTTGTTCTTGCACACTTCGATGAAATCATGGAAAAAGAGGAGGACTGAATCGTGGAAGAAAAGAAACGAAAATTTAATTTTCATGCCGAAATTGACACGGCGGCAGAACGGTTGAATGTATCAATTGATAAAGGAAATCCAACTGTCGGCGATCTGTTGGTGTGTTGCCTGGGTATTACAAAATATGTTGCGGTAACCATTGCCGACAACAACAAAAAAGCCAAACAAAAGGTATTGCGTGACATCGCCGGCATGGTTTCGGCAATGGCGGACGAGCCACTGGAAAAAGAGGAGGACTGACCCATGCTGCAATCCGAATTTGACCGCCTGACCAGCCGCCCGTACACAGAGGCGGAGTTTTCCGAGATCCACTACATCTACTGCTACCACCCGGCAGTCCAGAGCAAGAAGGACATCGCCGACCTGTGGACCATCGGCGGCATCTGCCTTATCAAGGACATGTGGCCCACCGCCAGACGTGTGGAAGAAGCAGAACACAAGCGGAACGCCGCCAGAACGGCATACGAGCACGCCAGAGATGCGTATGACGAGCTGCTGCGGGAACTGACGAAGTAACACAAGGAGGACTGACATATGACGATCAAGCACAAGCACATCAACCCCAACGGCGACACAGAGTACACCGTAGAGCATCGCCCGTCGCTGCAGTGCTGCGGGGCGTACAAGAACGAGCACGGCGATCTGGAGCTGACAATGCACTGGCAGGACGTGCTGTTCCTGCCGATCGGAGGCAGCCATGGCAAGACCAACCACTGAGAAGATCTGCATCACGTGCGGCAAGCCGTTTCTGCCCAACGGCGGACGGCAAAAGCGGTGTCCGGACTGCAAAGGCAACAAGCCCAGAGCAGGACGGGATACGCTGACCGCAGCTGCACAGGCAGCCGCAGAACTGGGGATTTCCTACGGGAAGTATGTCGCAATGAGCGAAGAAGAACGTAACAGAGCCAGGGAGGAAAAGACAATGGCAGAACAGGAAAAGCAGACCGCAGAAGTGACCGCAGAGCCGGAGCAGGACACACTACAGGAGTACATCAGCTATCTGAATCAGCAGGAAGTGGAACTGCAAACTCGTCTGAGACATATCCGCATCGCACTGGAAGAGGCTGCGGCGTATGACGGTGTGCGGCACAGCGGCTGGCGGCAGCACAAAGAAAACCCCCGCACCGGCGGCAACCGATAACGGGGGCATGGAAAAAAATTAACCACAACTATCATATCACACTTAGGAGGAAATGTCAAATGGAAACGAAACTGAAAGACAGCGAGATCGTTGCTGAACTGATCGAGAGCGTCCGGCACGACATGGAGATGCCGGAAGAAATCTGGAACCGGGGAATGGGACTGCTGCAGAAGTACCAGCAGTTTGAACGGAACGAGGAAGCTGCACAAGTCTACATCGAGGAGGCGTGCCGCCGTGGATAACCAGAACGAGAAAGACCGCTGCGTCAACTGCGGCATCAGGAGCGTGCCCTTGCACTTAGGACTGGACGGCAGACTGCACTGTGCGGATCACATCGGCCTGCTGCTGCCGCCGGACAAGCCGGAACAGCCGGCAGAGGAGGAACATCATGGATAAACTGAGAATGCAGAAGAAAGAGCCTGCCGGCAGGAAGAACGGCGAACGGCGGCTGTTCACCAGCGTGAATCTGCGTCTGGAACACGCCGCACTGGTGGAAGAAGTCGCACTGGAAACCGGACGCACCAAGACACAGGTGCTGGGAGATATGGTCCAGTTCGCCTATGACCACATCGAACTGTACGAGGAGGGAGAAGCATGAGCGTGAAGATCAACAGTCTGGAAATCGAAAATGTCAAGCGGATCAAGGCGGTAAAGCTGGAACCGTCCGCCAGCGGTCTGACCATCATCGGCGGAAACAACAATCAGGGGAAAACCTCTGTGCTGGATGCCATTGCATGGGCACTGGGCGGCGACAAGTACAAGCCCACCGCTGCGGCAAGGGACGGGGCATACACCGATCCCATTCTCCATGTGGAGCTGTCCAACGGTCTGATCGTGGAGCGAAAGGGCAAAAACAGCAGCCTGAAAGTCATCGATCCCAACGGCAACAAGGCAGGGCAGCAGCTGCTGAACTCATTCTTGTCCGCACTGGCACTGGATCTGCCTAAGTTCATGAACGCATCGGACAAGGAAAAAGCGGCGATCCTGCTGCAGATCATCGGCGTGGGGGAGCAGCTGGCACAGATCGAATCCGAGGAAAGCCGGCTGTACAACCAGCGTACTGCCATCGGCAGAATCGCCGACCAGAAGCAGAAGTACGCCTCAGAGCTGCAGTGCTGGGAGAACGTGCCGAACACGCCGGTTTCCGCATCGGAGCTGATCGCACGGCAGCAGGAGATTCTGGCACGCAACGGCGAGAACCAGCGGAAACGGGAAAACGCTGCCCGGTACGCACAGGAACTCACCGCCGCACAGGCTGCCTATGACGCTGCCAAACAACGTCTGGAACTGGCAGAGCAGAACGCTGTGACTGCCCAGATGTCCGCACGGGATCTGCAGGACGAATCCACCGCCGAACTGGAAAAGAGCATTGCGGAGATCGATGCTATCAACATGAAGATTCGGGACAATCTGAACAAGGAACACGCCGAGGAAGAAGCAAAGACCTACCGGCAGGACTACGAGGCATTGACGGAGCAGATCAACGCACTGCGGCAGGAGAAACAGGACTTGCTGCACGCCGCCGACCTGCCGCTGGAAGGGCTGACGGTGGAAAACGGTGCATTGCAATACCACGGTAAGCAGTGGGACAGCATGAGCGGCTCGGAGCAGCTGCGAGTGGCGGCTGCCATTGTGCGAAAGCTGAATCCGGACTGCGGCTTTGTGCTGCTGGACAAGCTGGAACAGATGGACAGCGTCACCCTGCAGGAGTTCGGGCAGTGGCTGGAACAGGAGGGCTTGCAGGCAATTGCCACCCGTGTGTCTACCGGAGACGAGTGCAGTGTTATCATTGAGGACGGCTATTCTGTGGACACCCGTCCGGCACAGCTGGTGCAGCCAAAGCCGCTGACACCGCCGATCATTCAAAAAGCATGGACGAAAGGAGCGTTCTAAATGGAATTTCAGGAGACAAACGGCATTCAGACCGGTGCCGGCGTGAAAATGGTCATCTACGGACAGGAGGGCGTGGGAAAGACCTCTCTGGCGGCACAGCTGCCGGGAGCGGTGTTTCTGGACTGCGAGGGCAGCACCTCGAAGATGAACGTCCGGCGGCTGCCCAAGCCCACCAGCTGGGAGATGCTCCAGCAGGAAGTGGACTTCGTGCTGGAATCCCACGCACAGCGGCAGTATCAGACCTTGTGCATCGACACCTTCGACTGGGCAGAACGCCTCGCCATTGCCCAGCTGTGCAGCAAGCATCAGGTCAACGGCATCGAGGGCTTCGGCTACGGCAAGGGCTGGGAGTACGAGGCGGAGGAGATCGGACGGTTTCTGGACAGCACAGAACGCCTTGTGCAGGCTGGGGTCAATGTGGCACTGCTCTGCCACGCCGTCACCCGGAAAGCGTCCCTGCCGGAGATCGACGCAGAGTTCGACCACTGGGAACTGAAACTGGGGAACAAGACCACCAACAAGATCGCACCGCTGCTGAAAGAGTGGTCGGACATCACCCTGTTTCTGGCGTTCCAGACACACGTCATCGCCACCGACGACAAGGGCAAAAAGCACAAGGCGACTGCCTGCAACCGTGTGATGTACACCACGAAAACGGCGTGGTGGGATGCGAAAAACCGGTTCGGGCTGCCGGAAATGCTGCCGCTGGAATATGCGTCCATTGCGTCCATTTTCACGGCTCCTGCACCGACAACTGCACCCAAGCCGAAGACACAGCAGGTCATAGAAAAGGCACAGGCTGCCGGACTGCCCACGGAAAAGGATCTGGCGGAATCGGAGCTGCTCATTACCGCAAACGGACAGCTGCCGGAGCCGCAGCAGACCGCCGAAGATGTCCAGACACAGCACATTCTGGACGGCATCGCACCTCAGCTGGCACAGCTTATGGCAGTCGCACAGGTGCAGCCGTCGGAATTACAAGCAGTAGTCGGTAGCAAGGGCTATTTTCCGGCAGATATGCCCGTACAGAACTATCCGCAGGACTTCGTGGAAGGCTGGTGCATTCCGTGGTGGCAGAACATCATGGGCATGATCCAGCAGAACCGGAGATAACCACAAAAAACGAAACCCCAGAAAGGAAGGTCAAACATGAACGAATACAACACAGCCGCAAATCCCCAGGGACACGAACTGGGCTGGGGCGATGAGATCCAGCAGGAGAGCAGCTTTATTCTGCTGCCGGAGGGCGACTACCGCTTTACCGTGGAGAAGTTCGACCGTGCCAGACACCCCGGCTCGAAAAACATTCCGCCCTGCAACAAGGCGATCGTCCACTTCCGGGTGTTCAGCCCAGACGGCAGCAGCATCCTCCTGCAGGAGAACCTGTTTCTGCACACAAAAATGGAATGGAAGCTGTCCGAGTTTTTCGCCAGCATCGGCATGAAGCAGAAAGGGCAGGCGGCACAGATGAACTGGTCACAGGTGTGCGGCAAGTCCGGCGTGTGCCATGTGAAAATCCGCACCTATGAAAAGCGGGACGGCGGCGGAACCGGACAGGCAAACCAGATCGACAAGCTGTACCCGTCCTACGATCAGCCCCAGACCACTCAGAATGCCTCACAGCAGCCCTACGCTGCACCTCAGTCCTCGTATCCGCAGAACAATGCACAGTCGTGGCAGCAGCCCCAGAACGCCCCACAGGGCGGCTGGAACAGGGGACAGTTTTAAGGAGTGATGCAAAATGCAAATGCGACCCTATCAGCAGGCGGCGAGAGAAGCCGTCCACCGGGAGTGGGACGAGGGCAGAAACCGGACGCTGCTGGTGCTGCCCACCGGGTGCGGCAAGACCATTGTCTTTGCCAAGATCACCGAGGATGAAGTCCGCAGCGGCAGCCGGGTGCTGATCCTGGCACACCGGGGCGAACTGCTCCAGCAGGCGGCGGACAAGCTGGAACGCACCAGCGGTCTGAAATGTGCCGTGGAAAAGGCGGAGCAGACCTGTCTGGGGGAGTGGTACCGTGTTACTGTGGGCAGCGTCCAGACACTCATGCGGCAGAAACGCCTTGCCCAGTTTCCGCCGGACTATTTCCAGACCATTATCATCGACGAGGCACACCACGCCATTTCCGGCAGCTATCAGGTGATACTGGAGCACTTTACCGATGCCCATGTGCTGGGCGTGACGGCAACGCCCGACCGGGGCGACAAGCAGAATCTGGGCAAGGTGTTCGACAGTCTGGCGTATGAATACACCCTGCCCCAAGCCATTCACGAGGGATACTTAACGCCGATCCGGGCATTGACTGTGCCGGTGCAGATCGATTTCACCCATGTGGGGACGGCTGCCGGAGATTACAAGCCGGGGGATATTGCCACGGCGTTAGACCCCTATCTCGACCAGATCGCCGCCGAAATGGCAAAGCACTGTGCCGACCGGAAGACGGTGGTGTTCCTGCCGCTGGTCAAAACCTCCCAGAAGTTCCGGGACATTCTCTGTCAGCACGGATTCCGGGCGGCAGAGGTCAACGGCGAATCCGACGACCGGGAACAGGTTTTACAGGACTTTTCCGACGGCAAATACAACGTGCTGTGCAACAGTATGCTGCTCACCGAGGGCTGGGACTGTCCGGAGGTAGACTGCGTAGTGGTGCTGCGTTCGACGAAAGTCCGTGCCCTGTACTGCCAGATGGTGGGACGCGGCACACGGCTGGCAGAGGGGAAAGACCACCTTCTGCTGCTGGATTTCCTGTGGAACACGGAAAAGCACGAGCTGTGCCGTCCGGCGTGCCTCATCTGCGAGGACGAAGAAGTGCAGCAGAAAATGACACAGCAGCTGGAGCAGCAGCCCGGCGTGCCGGTGGACATTGAGGAAGCTGAAAACAAAGCGTCCGAGGACGTGGTGGCAGACCGGGAGGAAAAGCTTGCCGAAAAGCTGGAATCCATGAAAAAGCGGAAGTCCAAGCTGGTAGATCCTTTGCAGTATGAGATGTCGATCCAGTCCCAGGATCTGACCGGCTATGTGCCGTCGTTCGGGTGGGAATCGAATCCGCCCACGGACAAGCAGAAGAAAGATTTAGAGAAACGGGGCATTGACCCCGATGCGGTGGAGAGTGCCGGAAAGGCGGAACAGATCCTCCGCACAGTGGCACAGCGGCAGATCAGCGGACTGGCTACCCCGAAGCAGATACGCTGTCTGGAAAAGTACGGTTTTCTGCACGTGGGCGGCTGGTCCTTCGATGCGGCAAAGAATCTCATCAACCGCATTGCCGCAAACGGCTGGCGTGTGCCGCGGTCGATCACAGCGGCGGAGTATGTGCCGGAGGTGCATGGATAAATGGATTACAAAGACGACAACTTAGACGAACTGCTGGACTACATCGACCCGGCAGCCTTGACCTATCAGGAGTGGTGTGGGGTGGGCATGGCACTGAAAGATTCCGGCTATGACTGCTCCCTCTGGGACAGCTGGTCACAGCGTGACACTGTCCGGTATCACAGCGGCGAGTGCGAAAAGAAATGGCGGTCTTTCGCCGGCTCGGAGCACCCGGTCACTGCCGGAACAATTGTACACATGGCACTGGAAAACGGCTATCGTCCCCAGAGTGCCCCGAAAGAATCCAGAGCCCTCAGCTGGGACGATTACATCGGGGAGGACTATGTGGTCACCAGCCGGAAAGAGGCACAGGATATTCCCATTCCGGAGCCGCAGGCGTGGAATCCGGCACAGGAACTCTCCCGCTACATCGAAACCTTGTTTGAAGCAGAAGATTTCGTGGGCTATGTGACGGAAACGTGGCAGAACAAGGACGGCAAGTATCTGCCCACATCGGGCTGCTGCGACCGCACCGCCGGACAGCTGCTGGAAGCACTGGGCAAGTGTGGCGGCGACATCGGGGCGGTAGTCGGGGACTATGCCGAAGAAGCCGGAGCGTGGATCCGGTTCAATCCCCTGGACGGCAAGGGTGGCAAAAACGAGAACGTCACGGAATACCGCTATGCACTGGTGGAATCGGACGTGCTGGACGTGGAACGGCAGAACGGCATTCTCCACGAAATGCAGCTGCCCATTGCGTGTCTGGTGTACTCCGGCGGCAAGAGTCTCCACGCAATTGTGCGTGTAGATGCTCCCAACTACGAAGAATACCGGAAACGGGTGGATTTCCTCTATGAAGTCTGCGACAAGAACGGCTTGAAGGTAGACCGCCAGAACCGGAACCCGTCCCGGCTCTCCCGTATGCCGGGTATCCTGCGGAACGGAAAAAAGCAGTTTCTGGTGGCGACCAACATCGGGCTGAGTTCGTGGGCGGAATGGAAAGATTACATTGACAGCGTCACCGATGATCTGCCGGAGTTTGAGAGCATGGCGGAGGCGTGGGAGCATATGCCGGAGCTGTCGCCGCCGCTGATCGAGAACGTGCTGCGGCAGGGACACAAGATGCTCATTGCCGGACCGTCCAAGGCCGGAAAGTCCTATGCTCTCATTGAGATGTCCATTGCCATTGCCGAGGGGCGGCGGTGGCTGGGCTGGCAGTGTGCCAAAGGGCGTGTGCTGTACGTCAATCTGGAACTGGATCGGGCGAGCTGTCTGCACCGGTTTCGGGACGTGTATCAGGCAATGGAACTGCCGGCGGCGAATCTCCGGAGCATTGACATCTGGAATCTCCGCGGCGTGACGGAACCTATGGACAGGCTTGCCCCGAAACTCATCCGGCGAGCCAAGAAAAAGCAGTACATCGCCGTCATCATCGACCCCATTTACAAGGTCATCACCGGCGACGAGAACAGTGCCGATCAGATGGCACATTTCTGCAACCAGTTCGACAAGGTCTGCACCCAGCTGGGCTGTGCGGTGATCTACTGCCACCACCACAGCAAGGGAGCACAGGGCGGCAAGCGGAGCATGGACCGTGCCTCCGGCAGCGGCGTGTTTGCCCGTGATCCGGACGCACTCATTGACATGACAGAGCTGGAACTGACGGACGAGATCCTCAAACAGGAGACCAACACTGCCATCTGTGAAGCCTGCATTGAAAAGCTGCGGCAGCACGCTCCGGCAGTGCTGGCAGATGCCGCACCGGACGAGCTGCTCAGCCATGTGGAATCTCTGAAGCTGTGCCGGGACAATTTGCCGCCGGCGGTGTACGAGGGCTTTCTCGGCGAGATCGAGGCGGTCAAGCGGACAGTGCGGCAGCGGACGGCATGGCGGCTGGACGGCACCCTCCGGGAGTTTCCGAAGTTCGAGCCGAAGAACCTGTGGTTTCGGTATCCGGTGCACGTGGAGGACACCGTGGGCGTGCTGAAAGACCTGCAGGCAGAGAGCGAGATGCCGCCGCATCAGCGTGGGAACAAGAAACGCGGAGAGAAAACCAGGGAGACCTATGCAGCACAAAAAGCCGACAAGAAAGCGGCTCTGCTCAATGCGTTTCACGCCTGCAATATGGACGGGGCGGTGACGCTGAAAGACATGGCGGAGTATCTGGGCATCAGTGAAAAAACCGTCCGCCGCCGTGTCAAGGACTGCGGAGAACTGACCATTGCGGACAACAGCATTCAGCTGTCAAAAGTGGAAAATAATGGTGGGACAAAACGAGGGACAACAGTGTATATATAAATATATACTTGTCCCTGTCCCTGTGTGACAGTCAATGACAACAAGTAACAAGAGTGCGAATGCACGGCACTCTTGTAACACTTGTCGTCTGACATTGACAAAAGCGAACCCGAAAAAACCAGAAATGGAGGTACGAACATGACAACATTTTTCATGCCCATGCTGCCGCCGACCAGTACGCACCAGCAGGTGGGACATACCATCGACAAGCAGGGACGGCACCGGTTCTATCAGCGTGGAAACGGCGAGGCAGAGGCAAAGCTGACCGCCCATCTCATGAAGCACATTCCGGAGCAGCCGTACAGCGGTGCGGTTCGTGTGGTGGTGAAGTGGTGCTATCCCAGAAAGGCAAAGCACCAGAGCGGCGAACCCTATACCAACAAGCCGGACGTGGACAACCTGTGCAAGGCACTGTTCGACATCATGACCCGGCTGCACTACTGGAACGATGACAAGCAGATCTACAGTGCAGTGGTGGAGAAGTTCTGGGCAGATGTGCCGGGGGTGTTTGTGGAGATCGAGGAGGCAGAGGAACATGAAACCAACTAGCATAGCCTACGCTGCAATCGGGCTGATCTGTTTTGTGGCAGGATTCCTGATTTGCGGGGTGGTGTGCAGATGAATACCAGAAAAGACCGTTACGCTGTCCGCATTTCGGAATCCTCTTACATCGAGATGCAGGAACAGGCACTGCGTGACGGAGCAAAGCAGGGCATAGCAGTGGCACTTGTGGCACTGGAAAAGGCGTTCGGCTGGCGAAAGATCCGTCTGGAACGTGTGTACGGTGTCGTGGACGAGCTGCTGCATCTGCCGCAGATCTTCGGGCATGACGTGACCGCAGATGACGCAATCGCATATCTGCGGAAAACATACGGCATTGACGTAGACCAGCTGGACGTGTGTGCAGATGCAGGCGGAAAGGAGTAGACCATGATCGACGAAGAAACAAGACAGCAGTTTGAGGACGAGGTGTATCTTATCTGCGGCGAGGACAAGAAAACAGCATCACGGATCATGACGGCGTTTGACACGCTGCGTGGCAAGCCCGGCGTGCTGGTCACAGAGGAACAGCTGAAACAGATCAGGAGGGGATTTTGGGGTTCCAGCGATGATGTTCTCGGCAATGAAATGATCGAAATCAACGAAGCATACGGAATTGTGTGTGAGTGCATTGGGTGTGAGGAGGAGTAGTGCAAGAAACGCTAACGCACGCGAGCGTTAACCGAGCATAAACCGAGCGTAAACCGAGCATGAAACCCAAAAGGAGTGGATCTACATGGAAAACAAGCAAGTCAAGAAAGCCACGCTCTGCTGGCGGTGCAGGCACGCCGTTCCCAGTGCGTCAACCGGATGCAGCTGGTCACGCCGCTTTGTGCCGGGCAAGGGCTGGACTGCGGAAAAGCACCAGCAGAAACAGAGCGGCAGCGTTTACGAAACCTACTGCGTAACCAGCTGCCCGCTGTTCCAGAAGGACGGCGGGAACAGTGCTGACAGCTGCAAGGACGACACCGGCTGCATCCGCATCGCAGAGCATATCCTGCGAGGGCAGATGAACCGGTACCGCACTGCACTGGAACGCTATGCCAGAACCCGGAGCGACAACGATCTGGCACAGTTCCGGTCGATCGAGTGTGACCTGCTCACGCCGTACTATGCGGCACTGACGCTGCACAGCATTGACCTGCGGCAGGTGTGCAATGAACTGCGGCAGAAGGCAGGACTGCCGGAATTGGAGGAGATGCAATGACCATCGAAGAAAAGATCACACGCTATCGTGATATCCCCAAGCTGATAAGAGATCTCCAGATCGACAAAGAAATCTGCACGTCTGTAAAGTCAGTGCAGTTCGACAGCATCGGAGCCGCACACGGTTCTGCCGAAAACCGCACGGAACAGAAGCTGCTGCGTGCCGCAGAGATCGACGAGGAGATCGGACAGCTGGAACAGGAACGAGATCAGCTGAAACTGGGGATTTTGCAGGAGATCAACCAAGCCATTTCCGGCGGCGGTGCAAAGGAAGTGGAAATGCGGATCATACTGAAATCACACCTGCTGACGGGAAACAGTCTGAAACACATCTCCCGTGCAGTGGCGCATCGGGATTATGGTGTGACAAGAAAGATTTTTCATGAGGGGCTTGCCATACTGGAAAAAACCTCACACAATCCCACCGAATCTCACTTGCAGTAATCCACATTCCATGCTATACTTATACTGACGAAAAAAGCAAAACGTCGTGAGGATTTCCTTGCGGCGTTTTTTGTATCCCGGAAAGGAGCGTGACCGCATTGACCGAACGCCAGCGAAAATTTGCAGAATACTACGTGCAGTGCGGTAACGGTGCTGATGCGGCGAGGAAAGCCGGGTACAGCGAAAGCTATGCTGCACATCGAACCGATGAATTGTTGAGAAATGTGGAGATTGCCGCCTACATCAAACAGCTGTCCGAAGCTGCCCAGACCGCACGCATTATGACGGCAAGAGATCGGCAGGAACTGCTATCTGATATTGCCAAAGATGAGCACAATGACGCAGCCGATCGCATTCGTGCTGTGGACACGCTGAACAAGATGACGGGGGAGTACACCACAAAGGTAGAGGCATCGGTGCAGAAAAATCCGTTTGCAGAGCTCACCACAGAAGAACTGCGGAAAGTGATCGGCAGTGGATAAGCGGCTGATCGTGCTCGGTGCGAAGGCGGAACTGGCAAGGCGTGACTTTTTTGCTTATTGCAGCCTGATGGCACCTGACTTTTATCAGCCTGACCGGCAGTATCTTGTGCGGCTGTGCAGGGAGTTTCAGGCGTTCGTGGAATCTGATGACGAGGTGATGATCGTGAATCTCCCGCCCCGTCACGGCAAGTCCAGAACAGCCGGTCTGCTGGTGGAGTGGGTGCTCGGCCGTGATCCTTCTCAGAAAATCATGACAGGCTCTTACAACGAAACGCTTTCCACCATGTTTTCCAAGAATGTGCGAAACGCGATCTCCGAGCAAAAGGCGGACTTGTACATACCGGTATACGCCGATGTGTTCCCCGACACCCGCATCAAGCACGGCGACGGGGCAATGAACCTGTGGAGCCTGGAGGGCGGCTACAACAACTACCTTGCCACATCGCCCACCGGTACGGCGACCGGCTTCGGGGCATCGCTGATGATTATCGATGACCTCATCAAAAACGCCGAAGAAGCCAACAACGAACTGGTGAAAGAAAAGCACTGGGCTTGGTTTACGGATACGATGCAGTCCCGCCTGGAGGAAAACGGAAAGCTGCTCATCATCATGACACGCTGGGCGACAGACGACCTCGCGGGGCGGGCGTTGGAGCACTACCGAAAGTCCGGTGCAAAGATGCGGCACGTCTGTATGAAAGCGTTGCAGGACGACGGCACAATGCTCTGTGATGCCGTGCTGACCAAAAGGTCTTATCTGGCAAAGACGAGTGCCATGGGAAAAGAGATCGCCGCCGCCAACTATCAGCAGGAGCCCATGGACATCAGGGGCAGACTGTACACCAGGATTCTGACGTACACCGCACTGCCGGTGGACGAAAACGGGGAATCCCTGCTCCAGTATCTGCTGTGCTACACCGATACCGCAGACGAGGGCAGCGACTACCTGTGCAGCATCTGCTACGGCGTGTACAACGGCACGTACTACGTGCTGGACGTGCTCTATACCAGTGCACCCATGGAAACCACCGAGCCGCAGACTGCACAGATGCTGACCGAGCACCGCATTGGCTGTGCGATCATCGAATCCAACAACGGCGGCAAAGGGTTCGCCAGAAACGTGGAACGGGAATGCCGGAAGCTGGGGAACCGGCACACGAAAATTACGTGGTTTCACCAGCATAAGAACAAGATTGCACGGATTTTATCCAACAGCACCGGCGTGATGCAGAACGTGCTGTTTCCGGTGAACTGGGCAGACCGCTGGCGGGATTTTGCCGGTGCGGTGCTGTCCTATCAGCGTACCGGAAAGAATGCCCACGACGACGCACCGGACGCGTTGACCGGAGTGTATGAAAATCCCAAGCCGCTGGGCATGTGGCTTGTGTAGGAGGTGAAAGAATGCTTCACATCGGAGAAATACAAACGCTGCTGAACACAGCATACGGGGATCCGCAAAAGGCACAGGCACGCATCGGGCGGCAGTACTACCACGCCCGCCATGCGATACAGAACTACCGCCTGTTTTACTATGATGCTCACGGAGAGCTGCAAGAGGACAAAACCAGAAGCAACATCAAAATCTCACACCCATTTTTCACGGAACTGGCAGATCAGGAAGTACAGTATCTGCTCAGCAACCGTGACAGGATCGTGGTCACCGAAGATGAACAGCTGCAAAAGGAACTGGACAGCTACTTCAACGAGAACGACCGCTTTCGGGCGGAGCTGGCAGATGCCTGTACAGATGCGGTGGTCTGCGGCTGGGGCTGGCTGTACGCCTATATGAACGCAGACGGCAGGCTGGCGTTCCAGTGTGCCGATGCGTTGTCTGTGGTGGAAGCAGACGGCAGATACACTTCTGACGGCAGGGACTATGTGCTGTACCGGTATCCGCAGCGGACAGACATGTACGGGCACACAGTGTACAAGGTGCTTGTCATGGACGACACGCAGACGTGGACGTATACGCAGCCGGACAGCGGCACGATCACGCTGGACGAACCGGAAAACGGGCTTCCCAATCCACGGCCGCATGTGCTCTACAAAAAGGGCAATTCCGACGATACCTACTTCGAGGGGCTGGGCTTTCTGCCGTGGTTCCGCATCGACAACAACCGTGAACGCGTTTCGGGGCTTCAGCCGGTGAAGTCGCTGATCGACGACTATGACCTGATGTCCTGCGGGCTGTCCAACAACCTGCAGGACGCGGCGGAGTATCTGGTGGTCGTGTCCGGATACGGCGGCACGGACATGACAGAACTGATGCAAAACATCAAGACCAAGAAGGTGATCGGCACCGGCGAAAGCGGCGGGGTGGATATGAAAACGGTAGAAGTGCCCTATGAAGCCCGCAAGGTCAAGCTGGAACTGGACAAAGAGAACATCTATCAGTTCGGCATGGGCTTCAACGCCGCACAGGTCGGCGACGGCAATATCACCAACGTGGTCATCAAGTCCCGGTACGCCTTGCTGGACATCAAGTGCGGCAAGCTGGAAACACACCTGCGGCAGATGATGGGCGGCATCATCGACGTGGTACTGCAGCAGATCAACAAGGACAGGGGGACGGCGTTCACCCGTGCTGACGTGAAAATGGACTTCACAAGAACCTGTATCACGAACGAATCCGACAACGCGGCGATCGGCAGTGCGGAAGCTGCCGCCGTGCAGATCAAGGTCAGCACTCTGCTTGCCGCGGCGGCACAGCTGGGCGTGGAAGCCGTGCTGCAGCCGCTGTGCAAGGTGCTGGAACTGGACGAGGCAGAGGTGCGGAAGTCGCTGGAACAGACGGACGGTGCACAGCTGGACAGCCTGATGCAGCAGCTGGAAGAAGGTGCGGCAGATGACACCGGCACAGAAGCAGACCACGCAGTATGAGCTGCTTTCCGAGAAAAAAGTCATGGAGCAGCTGGAACGGTCGTATCAGAAAGCACTGGAAGATGTCAAGGACAGGCTCCGGCAGCTGGACGAACGGACTGACGTGGAAAACCGGCAGGCTGTTGCCTACCAGAAAGCGTTTCAGCAGGGCTTGCAGAAGCAGCTGGAACGCATTCTCGGAAAGCTGCACAGCAAGACGTACCGCACCGTGCAGGAGTACTTGCAGGACTGCTATCTCACAGGGCACACGGCGGTGCTGTACGAACTGCAAAGCGACGGGCTGCGGCTCTCGCTGCCGGTTCCGCAGGATAAGGTCTGTCAGGCTGCCGTCAACGACACGAAGCTTGTAAAGCCGCTGTATGACAGCATCGGCGAGGACTTTGCCGGACTGAAAAAGCATATTACCGACATCGTTTCCGCCGGCTTTGCATCTGGTGCAAGCTACGGGGACATGGCGAACCAGATCACCGGCAAAATGATCGGCAACTATGCCACTCTGCGTGGCGGTGCACTGGGACGGGCGAAGCTGATCGTCCGCACCGAGGGAAACCGCATCGCCAACGCTGCCAGACTGGAAGCCGCCAGAACGGCGAAGCAGCAGGGGGCAGATCTGGTGAAGCAGTGGGACAGCACCATGGACAGAAAAACCAGACCCCATCATGTACAGCTGGACGGACAAGTTCGGGAGCTGGACGAGCCCTTTGAGGTGGACGGCAGAAAGGCACAGGCACCCGGTAAGTTTGGCATTGCGTCCGAGGACATCAACTGCCGCTGTCACGCCTACAGCCGCCCCAGGTGGGCAGTCAGAGCTGACAGCGATTACAAGTATGACAACCAGCACAGAGCCCTTGTGAAGGTTTCCAGTGAATCCTACGCGGAATACCGTGCCGGATATATCCGGGAGGAAACAGAAAAGCGTGATGTCACAATACCGCATCACGACGGTCACACCGCAGAAGTCACACCGCCCACGCCAAAGGACAACGGCGGTACGGGAAAGACGTATTCGCCGGAGAAAATCAGTGGGAAATCGTTGACTTCTGAGGGCGATGGTGGTATAATAGGTACAACGAAGAACGCAAATGGAACAGAGGTGGAAATTGTTGAGCGAACATCACTCATGTGGAAGCCAAACAGCATCACGCAAAAAGTTTCCTCAAAAGGTGGAATAGAGCGTAACTATTACAATGAAAATGGAATGCAAACAAAACAGATCACAAATAACAATCACGGAAAGCCAAAACAGCATCCATTTGGGAAAAGCGGAGAACACGCACATGACTATATATACGATAGCGAAGGGAATTTAATAGGCAGACCTACTAGAGACCTGACAGATCTTGAAAGAGAAGAAAATGGTGATATACTATGACAATAGATGATTTCAGAGTACGTGTTGGCTCTTTAGCATCTCATATTTTATTTGATTTCAACAAGAAACCATGTGGGATTGATCCACTTGGTAAAAACGAGTTTGATATTTGGTGTGGAAATGAGCTTGAAAAAGTGCACAGTGTCGATGAAGTTATGAAATGTCCTATTTTTGATGGGAAATCACTAGAGGATATTTTTGACAGCATTGAAAATGTGGAGTTTTGAGGTGATACCGTGGCAAAAAACGACATGGAAGTTATCATGTACAAAATCCTCCGGTACTTGTACGAGTGCATGAAGACTGGGAAAACGCCGGATTTGGCAGACATCATGTGGAATTGTAAGATGTTTGACATTCCAAAGGCATACTGGCTTGCGATCATGCAGGAGTTGATCGAAGACGAGTATATTGGCGGCTTGCGTTTTGTTGGTGCAAAAGACATGGAACAGGCGCTGCAAGTCGGGAATATCAAGATCACCAAAAAAGGGCGTGACTTTTTGAAAGATGAATCTGTGCTTTCCGAGATCAAGCCTGTTTTAGGCACTGGATTTGAAGCCCTTGTAACCGCTGTGGCATCTACAATTATGCCGTAAAAATATTTTCAAAGCTTCTCAAAATGTGCGGTATTTTGAGAAGTAAAATCGAATATCACGAAAAGCATCTCACCCGAGGTGCTTTTTTCATGCCTGAAAGGAGAAAGAACATGGCAACATACAAAGCAGCGGAGCTGAAAGACACAGTATCACTGATGTGCAGCGACGACTACAAGGAACGGTTTAAGGCAGAGTATGCACAGGTGGCTGTCCGGTACGAGAAGCTGAAAGCGATGCTGGACAAATGGGACACTGGAAAGCTGAATTTCACGCCGACCTGTCCGAGAGGAATTTACAATTTTCAGATCAGAGCGATGGCAGATTATATTGCCAGTCTGGAAGCACGTGCAGCGATCGAGGGCATCGAACTGTAACCATCGCCCCGACCACGGGCAAAAACTGGCGGAGGGCGGAAAACAAGAACAATTCAGCCAGCGGGTACGGCGTTCTTTTATCGAAAAATCAGCATCTGAGCAATCAGGTGCTATTTTTATACCCAAATCACGAAAGGACTGATTCAAATGGCAGACGAACCGAAAAAGAATCCGGCACAGCCGCCTGAACCCAACGCGTCGCCTCCGGGAAAGACTTACACAGCGGCAGAGTACAACGCGTTGCAGGTGCAGCTGCAACAGGCACAGGACGCGTTAAAGCAAGCCCAGAAGCAGACCAAGGCAGACAATGCTGCCAAGCAGGCACAGGAGAACACCCGCGTCACCGAACTGGAAGCAGAGCTTGCCAAGGCGAAGCTGGATGCTGCGGTGCAGGTGGCACTGCTGAAAGCCGGAGCACTGGACACAGACTATCTGGCATACAAACTGCAAGGCATGGACGGCGTGGCTCTGGACGACAAGGGCAGACTGACAGGCTGGGACACCACGCTGGAAACGCTGAAATCCCAGTATCCGACGCAGTTCGCCGCAGCAGAGAAAAAGCAGATACTGGAACAGAAGCTGCCGGACAACAGCGGCGGCTCTGCGGTCACTGCTGATGCGTTTGCAAAGATGTCCTATGCCCAGCGGCTGGACTTGTACAAGACCGACAAAGACACATACGACACCCTGACCGGTAGAAAAGGAGAATAACTATGCCAGAAACAACAACCATTCAGGACCTTGTAAACCCGCAGGTCATGGCGGATATGATCTCCGCCAAAATCACCAGTAAGATCGTCGTCACCCCGTTCGCAAAGGTGGACACCACCCTGCAGGGCGTACCGGGTGACACGATCACCGTACCGCAGTACAGCTATATCGGCGATGCGGTAGACGTTGCCGAGGGCGTAAAGGCAGACACCGTAAAGCTGCAGACCGGCACCACCACCGTAAAGATCAAGAAAGCAATGAAAGCGGTGGAACTGACTGACGAATCTGTGCTGGCCGGCTACGGCAATCCGGTGGCAGAAACCAACAACCAGCTTGGAAAGGCGATCGCCGCAAAGGTCGATGCCGATGCCATGGCTGCGTTGCAGGGGGCACAGCTGACCTATGACGGCAGTGCGGCGGCGATCAAGTACGCCGGCATTGTGGACGCCATTGACGTGCTGGACGAGGAAGTGAACACGGACAAGGTCATCTTTGTGCACCCGAAGCAGGTGACACAGCTGCGGAAGGACAGCGACTTCCTCAGTGCAGACAAGTATAAGGACGGCGTTATGCTGACCGGTGAAATTGGCATGGTGGCAAACTGCCGCGTAGTGCCATCCAAGAAAGTGCCGCTGCACAGCGAGTGGTACTACTTTGACGAAAGCGGTACGGCGGCGACTGAGGGGAACATCGCGGAGATCCGGAAAACCCTGCCCGCTGCAAAGGTCGGCGACAAGGTCACAAAGTCCACTACGGCGTGCTACTTCTGCCCCATCGTCAAGCTGAATCAGGACGACGAAACCGAGGACGACACTGCCGCACTGACCATTTACCTGAAGCGTGACACCAACGTGGAAATCGAACGTGCAACACTGGCGAGAAAGACAGACATCAGTGCAGACCGGTTCTATACGGTGGCACTGTCTGACACTTCCAAGGTGGTACTGGCGAAGTTCAAGAAGTAAGGAGCGGACACCATGCTGATGACAGTGGAGTATCTCCGGAAATTTGTGGACACCGAAGTACCGGACAAACTGCTTGCAGAACATCTTGCCGCACTGGAAGCTGCGATCCGGCAGGAAACGCACAACACCTTTACAGAACGCGGCTTCCGGCACGTGACGGCGATTCAGGGCGGTGTCATGCTGACACCGAGCCTGCGGATCCTGACAGGGGACACCGTGCAGATCGGCGAGCAGCTGTACACGGTGTTGCCGGACAGCATGCTGTCACCTGCTCCGGCGGACACCGATTCTGCGGTGCTGCACCGTGTAGCATATCCGCCGGACGTGGTAATGGGGTGCGTGGACGTTCTGCGGTACAAGCTTAGCAGGGCGGGGCAGAACGCCGCCGACAGGGCGGGAATTGCATCGGAAACCATCAGCCGGCATAGCGTGACCTTTTCCGGAGAGGACGCTTACAGCGGCATTCTGGGCGTTCCGGAACGGCTTGTCAGATTTCTGGACAGATACCGGAAAGCGAGGTTTTGACCATGTACGGACGGATCGGCGGAAATACCGATGCACAGCTTGTGCGTTTGAAATCCGTCGTCAATACGATTGGAGAATCCGAGCCGCAGGAAGCATCTGCGGTCACGCTGCACGGCTGGCTGGACATGACCGGCGGGGACAGCCGGTATACCACATATCACGCCAAAACCGAAGAAGCCACGCATGTGTTTGTGGCGGACTGGGTGCGGCTGCCGGAGGACCTCTCTCCGGAAAACTGCCGCCTGCTCTGCGGCGGAAAGCGGTATGACGTACTGCAAATCGATAACCCTATGGGCATGGCGGACGGCTCCCAGCTGGAGATCTATCTGCGGTATACGGGAGGTGCGGCACAGTGCTGGAAAGCGTAACTCTGGAATCGAACATCTTACAGGCAGAGGGCTTGCTGGACGATGCGGTGCAGCAGTTTCTGACGGAAATGGGGGCATTGCTTGCGGCAGATGCGGCGGCAATGTCACCGGTGGACGAGGGGCAGCTGAAAGGCTCTTGGGACTATCAGGTGGACGCCGCAGAGAAGTCCGTCACCGTCGGCAGCAATCTGGAAAACGCGGTCTGGAACGAGTTCGGCACAGGCACACACGCGGCAAACGGGGACGGCAGAGCGACACCGTGGTATGTGCCGGTCGCCGGATACACCGGTACGCGAAAGCCTACATATAAAGGCAAAGGCACGGTGGTATACGGCAAAAACGGGGTGCGGTACTTTAAGACAGACGGCAAGGCGGCACAGCACACATTGCAGCATGCAGCAGATCAGGACTTGCCGAAAGCGGAAAAGCATCTGGCAGAGATGCTGAAACGGAGGACATCATGACAACAGAATTGCTTGCTGCGGTGCACGCACAGATGCAGGAAGCCGGTGTGCCATATCAGTACGGCGTATACCGGACAGAAGGGGCTTTGCCGGAAGTGTATGCAGTGGGGCACTACAGCGGCAGCCCCGTGACAGAAGAAAGCGGCATGCTCTCCGGAACGTTTTTGCTGACGCTGGTAGGCACGAGCTGGGCGAAGCTGGAGCAGGCACACGAAAAGATCCGGTGCAGCTTTCCGCGAATCGGCGGGCATCGGGTTTTCCGCGAAGCATACGGCGTTGTGATCTGCTATGATAACGCAGTTGCAGTGCCGTGTGATGACGCGGCAATCAAAAAAATACAAGTCAATTTGAAATGCAAAGAATGGAGTGTGAACTAAATGTACACAGGACAGCACGGCATGACTGCCAACACCCTGAAACGCATCGTTCTGGGGGCAGGCACGATCCATAAGAATCTGACACTCAGCAGCAACAGCAGCTTCAACTTTGAGGAAAGCATCATGTTTGCGACTTCCGGCGGAAACAGCCTTGAAATCGTAGGCACGCTGTACGATATTCCGATCGACGGCGTTGGTGTCAAGGTGCAGGGAACAACGATCAAGACAGGAGAAACTGGTACGCTGACGGTAAACGCCCTGGAAATGTCGCCGGAACTGCTGGAATACCAGCTTTTCGGCACAATGTCAGATCTGAAGCCGCTTGCCGGCTATTCTTCCGGCACCACCGGAGAAAAAATTGAAAGCAAGCACTATGTGGAAAATCTGGCTTACGTCGGCGAAACCGCAGCAGACCGAAAGCCGGTAATCATCGTTTTTGAACGTGCCCTCTGCACAAGCGGTCTGAAAGTAGACGGCAAGAGCAACGAAGCGAATGTACTTCCGGTGACATTTGAGGCATATGCACAGCCAAACATGAGAACGCGGCTGACAAGCCTCGGAATCCACATCTACTTTCCGGAGAGCAGCACCGTCACACAGAGTGCGGCATCTGCGGCGGCAGGCACCAAGTAAAGGAGGAACGCAACATGGCGGAAAAAAGAAAGACACTCTTTGTGAGAGCACTGACAGCGGACGATGTTGGCACGCTGTTCGACATCGCTGCAGCTGTCGGCTCTGATGAGATCGCGGCACTGACTGAGGACCCTGCGATTTCCGCAGCGGTCGTCAGAATCAGCAGCGGCAAGGGAAAGAACAGCTTTCGCGAGGTCGGTGCAGTCGCGGTCACAAAGGTAATTGCGATCGTGATACGCAACTACAGCAAATGCGAACCGCAGCTGAAAAAGCTGCTGGCATCGCTTACCGGTACGACTGCGGAAGAAATCGGGCAGTCCAGCCCCGCCTACTACGCTACTTTGCTGCGGGAACTGGCTACCACCAAAGAAATCAGAGATTTTTTTACGGAGCTGCTGTCGTTTGCAGAACCCAAGGCGGAATAACCGGATTTTTTGAGATGCTGTATCACCGCTACGCCAATCCGCTGGAACTGCTGGCGGTTGCACTGCGGCAATGCCGTTTTACGGACACCGTCAGTCAGATCTACAGGGAATCCTCTCGGCAGCAGTGCTGGGAGTTTTTCCTGCACTGTGTGCGGGACAAGACGTTTTCCGAGTTTATGGCAGAACTGGAATCGAAGCAGCCTGCTCCAGCAGCCGCGAACGCAGAAGACGTGATACAGAAAAATCTGCACCGGTTTGAACATCTGCAAATCGGCAGGGAAACGGAGAGCTACTAAGGGAGGAGGTGGAGCATGGACATATTTAAGCTTAGCGGAAAGATCATCGTGGACACCAGCGAAGCCAAGAAGAAGCTGCGGGAAACCGAGGACGATGCCGAAAAGACCGAATCGAAAATGTCAAAGGCGTTTGAGAAGATCGGGCAGGCGTTTGGCAAGGCATTCAAAGGACAAAAAGGTGACATCTCTGACACCAAGGAATCTCTGCAGACATTAACGAAAAAGGTAGAGCTGCAGCGGACAACACTGGACAAGCTGAAAGACAAGTACAAGGACCTCCACGAAGAGACCGGCAAGGAATCCGATGAGGCGAAAACCTGTGCGGACAACATCAAAAAGCTAAGTTCTGAGCTGAAAAGCAACGAGAAAAAGTTGAGTCAGGCACAGAAAGCCGCCGATCAGCTGAACCGGGAACAGAAAAATCTGGACGATTCCGCCGGAAAGGCGAAAAAATCGGTCAAGGAACTGGGGGACAGCGCCAAAAACACAGAAGGCGGATTTTCCGTCATGAAGGGCGCCATTGCCAATGTATTGGCGAGCGGTTTTGAAAAGCTGATCGATCTTGCCGCAAATGCAGGACAGGCACTTTGGGATTTTGGCAAGGATTCTGTAGAATCTGCGGCAGAGGTGTCCGCGGAAAACTCTGCATTTGACCAGATCATGGGTGACTATGCCGGCGAAGCACAGAAGAAAATGGACGCTGTTGCAAAATCCACCGGCGTGGTATCCACGCGGCTGACCGGCAGCATGACCTCGCTGACTGCGAAATTTAAGGGCTTAGGCTTTGGCGTGGAAGAAGCCACAGACCTTGCCGCCAGCGGCTTGTCCTTGGCTTCCGATGCCGCGGCGTTCTGGGACGTGTCACTGGAAGAATCCATGGGGCACCTGAACAGTTTCGTCAACGGCTCCTATGAGGGCGGTGAAGCAATTGGGCTGTTTGCCAACGACACACAAATGGCGGCGTATGCCGTTGAAAAGGGCGTAGTCGCGGATACCAAGGCATGGGCGAATCTGGACGAAGCCACAAAGCAGGCAACACGTCTGGAATATGCAGAAAACATGATGCAGGCTTCCGGTGCTGTCGGACAGGCGGCAAAGGAATCCACGCAGTACGCCAACGTGCAAGCCAATCTGACGGAAAAATGGCGGCAGTTCAAGGCGGAAGTCGGCGAGCCGATCATGGAGGATTTCGTAATTCCTGCCATGCAAAAGCTTTCTGAGTGGATAGACATCGCACGGCAGAAATTCGAGGAGATTCAGCCGCAGATCGAGGACTTCAAGGAAAAACTCGGGGAATGGTGGGAAAAGGCACAGGAAGTTGCGGCCTTTGTGCAGGAATCTTTCCAACCGGTCATCGATGCACTGAAAGATGCATGGAATAACCTGAAAGATGCGGTTTCGCCGCTGACCGAACTGTTTTCCGGTTTTGTCGAAAGCGGCGGTGCGGCATCTACGGCAATGACGGTGTTCGCCGGAGCGTGTCAGGCCGTGGCGGGCGTGATCGGGATACTGTCCTCCCTGATAACGCCTGTAATTTCCACGATCAGCAGCACTATTGCAGAGCATCTGCCGGGCTGGATCGAGAAGATTCAAGCCATTGGCGAAAATTTAAGCTGGCTGCAACCGATCATTGCTCTGATCGGCACTGTCGTGGCGACAACAGTTTCCACAGTAGCAGGGCTGCTGAACGGGCTGTTCAACGCGATCGACGGCATTATACAGGCGATTTCCGGTGTATTCGAATTTTTGCAGGGCGTGTTCAATGTTTTTGTCGGCATATTTACAGGAGATACTGATCGTATCAAGCAGGGGTTCGGCGAAATGGGCACCGGTATTTCCAACACGTTTATGGGCTTGTGGAATACGGTTTCCGGCTATCTGACAGGCTTCCTCAACGGTGCGAAAGATACGTTCAAGGGCATCTTTGATTCTGCTTCCGAGAAGTTCAGCGGCGTAAAGGAAGTGGTTGACGGCGTTGTGCAGTGGCTGAAAGGCGTGTTCGACTTTGACTGGCATCTGCCGGACATCAAGCTGCCGCATTTCAGTATTGAGGGCAGTTTTTCTCTCGATCCGCCGTCCGCACCGCATTTGAGCGTGGAATGGTACGCGAAGGGTGCCGTGCTGCATCAGCCGACCATATTCGGCATCAATCCGAGTACCGGCAACGCCATGATCGGCGGCGAAGCAGGTGCAGAAGCAGTCGCTCCGATTGCCACGCTGCAGGGCTATGTACAGGAAGCTGTCCGTGCCGAAAATGCCGGCGTTATGGAGTTGCTGTCTGAAATTCTGGCGGCGATACTGGACTACTTCCCGCAGCTTGTGGCGATGTCCGGTCATGACATCAAAATCAACGGCAGAACGCTTGCGAAGCTGATCGCCTCCGACATGAGCCGCGAACTGGGCAGCCTGCAAAGCAAAGCGAGGAGAGGGGTGACATAAGATGAAAGGCATCAAATTTGACGGGAACCACTCGTATGATGCGTACCAGCTTTTTCTGAATTCCTACAGCATCGGCGAAGCGGAGCCGAACACCAACTTGGTGGAGATCCCCGGCGTAGACGGGGCTGTGGACTTTACGGAGTACTTCGGCGGCGTGACGTACAAAAGCCGCATACTGAAGATGCAATTCACGTTTGCCGCTGACCGCTACGGGCTGAACACGGCGTATGCAAAGCTGCAAAACGCCCTGAACGGCAGGCGGGTGAAGATCGTGCTGGACGATGACAGGGAGTACTGCTACACGGGGCGTGTATCTGTCGGGGCACTCTCTCCTGACGGGCAGATCGGGGAAGTCACGCTGACGGCGACCTGCGATCCGTATAAGTACAAGACCAAGGTCAGAACGGCGACCTGCTCCGGCCACACAGTCGGGAAGGGCGTGGGCACAGTGGACAGTCCGACTGTCACCCTGATACACGCCTCTGTGACAAACACCGGCGGTGCTCCTGCTGTGCCGACGTTCAACGGCGACAAGGCTTTCTATGTCACGGCAACGGAACGGCACACGGGCGGCAGCAGCGATACGTTCCTGAACGAATCCGAATCGCTGCCAAGCGGGAAAGATACGGCGATCAGCGGCGTTGAGATTCCGGCGGGGGCAACGCAGGAGTTCGGGTTCTGCTGTGTCGGAGAGGGTGATCTGTCAGTGACGATAAAGCTGCAAGAAAGGAGCCTGTAAGAGTGTACAAGGTCAAAGTAGATGAGAAGCTGCTGTGCTTCACCGGCAGTGTCAACGGCATGGAGTACGTCACAGATCCTGACGTAAAGCTTGTGGTCAACGGCGTGGACAGCTTTTCCTTTGCGATCTACCCGCAGCACCCGCTGTACAGGGAAATCGAATGCAAGGTGTCCCGCGTGAAGATCTGGCGGGACAGCAAACTGCTTTTTTACGGAGAAGTTACGGGATACAGTCAGGACATGTACGGCATACGCACGTATGACTGCGAGGGGGCTCTGGCATGGCTGAATGACCTGCACTTTGCCTATGCGATCAGCGGAGCAACGCCGAAAGAGGTGCTGTACTGGTACATCAAACTGTACAACCAGAAGCTGCGGGACAAGTCGAAAAGCTTCGAACTGGGTACCGTGACGATACACAAGGAACTGACGCAAAGCGGCACAGAGGGCACAATTGCACGTTCCAGCGGCGTGTATCCGTCTTTCTGGGAAGAAATCCAAGATAAGCTGCTGGATTCGTTCGGCGGCATTCTGCGTGTCCGATACGTCGGCAGCGATACCTGTGCCGGATATATCGACTGGCTGGCAATTCCGGACGGGACCTGCTCTCAGGACGTGCGGTATGCCAAAAATCTGCTGAACTGCGACTGGACATATGACTGCACCGCACTTGCAACTGCCGTTGTGCCGCTGGGAAAGCGAAAGGACAGCAGCGGAGATAACGAAGTCCGTCTTACGATAGATAAGGCGGACGATGACGATGCCACTTTTATGATCCAGTACATGACCGGAACGGACGATCTCGTGAAATCCGGAAACATGGTCTACAGCAAATCCCGCATGGAAAAGTACGGTCTGATACAGCAGGCTGTGACCTTTGACGACATTACAGACGTGGGAACGCTGGCGTATCAGGGGGCAGTGTGGCTGCGGCAGAACGGGAAAGCGGCAAGCACGATCCGTGCGGAAGCCATCGATCTGGCGGACATCGACGAAAGCGTGGAGCACTTCACACACGGCGACTATGTACGGACAAAGCTGCCGGGGGATTCCGCGGAGAGCCTTTTCCCCATAACCGCAATTGAGATTCCGATCGCGGCACCTGAAAATGCGAAGCTGACGGTAGGCACACAGGAAAGCGGCATCACAAGCGGAAGCGGCGGGCAGGGCGGCGGCAGTATTGCAGATGCCGGCTCCGGTGCCGATGCAATGGCTCATACACACTCCAACAAGGGCGTTCTGGATAAAATCACGGAGCAGGATTACGCGGACTTCAAAGGGGCTGTCAACAAGGCACATATCCATGCAAACAAGGACACGCTGGATAAGATTGATGAAACGGCGTGGATGACTGTATACGGGCAATCCCATAGGCATGATAACGAGGAAGTGCTGGACAGAATCACGGCACAGGATTACGCGGACTTTAAAGCATCGGCAAACAAAGCCCATGTGCACGACAACAAAAGCACCTTGGACAAGATCGATGAAACAGCGTGGCTGCTGGTGTACGGGCAGACACACGTACATGAGAACCAGTCTGTGTTGGACAAAACGACTGCCAGCTATACCGCTGCCGAAAAGACGAAACTTGCCGGCATCGCTGCCGGTGCGGAAGTCAATCAGAATGCGTTCTCTACAATTGCATCTGGTTCAGCAAGATATACCGCGACAAGCAAAACTGCCGCTTTTGTGATCGAGGGTGAAGACGGTACTAGCGTTACACTTAGCACCAACGGCAGAGCAACGATTTCAAGCCATTCTCATAGCAATAAAGCAGTGCTGGACAAAACGACTGCCAGCTATACGACCGCGGAGCAGACGAAACTGAAAGGCGTTTCAGCAGGTGCCGAGGTGAATCAGAACGCGTTCTCCACAATTGCAACGGGCTCCGCGAGATATGCCGCCACGGCAAAGCAGAGTGCTTTTTTGATAGACGGGGACGGTGGAACGTCGGTAAGCCTTGATACCAAGAACGGTCGCCTGACAGTATCCAGTCACACCCATGACAACAAGGCAGTGCTTGACCAGCTGAGCGAGGAACAGTGGAAGTTTATCAACGGTGCGGCAAATAAGGCACACGTCCATGACAATAAGGGAACGCTGGATAAGATTACAGATGTGGGCTGGAATACGGTTTATGGGTATACGCATTCGCATGACAATAAGGCGGTGCTGGATAAGACAACAGCGTCATACACGGCGGCGGATAAGAAAAAGTTGGACGGAATGGATTTGTCGAAGTATCTACCGCTCCACGGTACGGCAGACCAGTCAAAGGCTCTCTCAAATGGCTCTATGCGTTATGGTTGGTGCGTGAACAACGCTGCAAATGCAAATAGCGGTTATCGATGGTTCCGCATCGGAACAATGACAGCTTCAAAAAATGGCTATGATACAGAGACATTATACGTGCATATATGTAACGGAAATAATATTTACGGTGTTATTGGCGTTTATACAAGAACTGATAGCGCTGGAACAGGCATCGAAAATATGAGAGTCAGCTGGCTTGTTAGAGACTCTAGCCCACACCATGCACAGTTTAAACTAGTTGGTATTGCATCATCAACTGGCGTAAAATTTGAGTTGTGGTGTTATACGTCGGCTAGATGGTATCAAACCGCATATTATGTAATCGCCGATTTGGTCTTAACTGGTGGTTTATCAAATCGTTGGGTACTGGAAACGCACGGCGATGGTGACGCTAAAAACGCAACTACTGTCGGTACGACGTCGGTTACAGATGTAGATTTGTCATATGCTGCCAAAGCAAAAGAAGCCGATACCCTCACCGACAGCGGGTGGGTAGATGTTTCTAATTTCAAAGTGGACATATCTTCTTTTAGCCAAATCACAACAAGTTTTCGAAAATACGGAGACATCGTTTTTATTCGTGGGAGAGTTCAGCCAAAAAGTAATATGACATCAATTTCGCTCTGTAGTACAACATCAACTTCACTTACCGGGATTACGCCGAACCATTCCGTTAAAGGCGTTGGTGTTTCCACAGATGGTCTTACACCGTTTATGGTCAATATAACAACATCTCCTGCCAATTCTGTTATCCTGAAAGGAAATTTTTCGGCTAACAAAATATATGATTTCGAATTTTCTTATATCAAGTAGAAAGGATTATACACATGAAAGAAACCATTTGCACCATCGCCGGCATTGTCGGCAGTTTTATTGCCGGGCTGTTCGGTGGTTGGGATACGGCGTTGGCAACGCTGTTGATTTTTATGGCGGTAGACTATGTGACGGGATTGATCGTTGCGGCTGCCGGAAAATCGCCGAAGGGCAAGCTGTCCAGCAAGATCGGCTGGAGAGGACTTGCCAAAAAGTGTGTTGTGCTGCTGCTGGTTCTGGTAGCGGCACAGCTGGACGTGGTTCTCGGCATGGACTATGTGCGTGCAGGCGTGTGTGTTGCGTTTTTGTGCAATGAGGTGATTTCCATTTTGGAAAACGCCGGCTTGATGGGCGTACCGCTGCCGGCGGCACTGAAAAACGCTGTGGAATTACTGCAATCGAAAGGAAAAGGTGAATGACAATGACAATCACAAACAATTATTTGACCCACAATCGCCCCAAGACCCGCCGGAGCCGTACCACTGCCATTGCGGTACACTGGGTGGGAAATCCCGGAACGTCGGCAATCAATAACCGGAACTATTTTAACAGCACTGATCGCTCGGTATCCAGCAACTACATTATAGGATTGCTTGGTGAGGTGATCTGCTGTATTCCCGACGAGGAAATCAGCTGGTGTACCAATCAAGCCAACAGCTATACGGTTTCCATTGAAACTTGCCACCCGGACTGGACGGGGAAATTTAATAACGCTACATACAGCAGTCTGGTAGAATTGACCGCGAAGCTGTGTAGAAAGTACGGTCTGAATCCACAGAACGGCGGTGTCATTCGACACTTTGACGTGACCGGAAAGATCTGCCCGAAGTGGTTTGTCCCTGCCAGCCGCGGCGGTTCAGACACTGACAGCGGGCAGCATTGGAAGCAGTTTCTGCGTGACGTTGCCCAGCAAATGCAGCACGGCAGTGCTACAGCGGCAAGCAAGCCGGCTTTGCGTTACGACTGGAAACAGGGGCAGGCTGTACGACTGTACAAGACCAAAACACAGCTTTTCGCCAACGATACAGCAACCAAGGCAGCCGGCACATTGCCTGCCGGAACGTACTACATCTACGACGGCAAGCAGTGCAAGCTGGGGCGGTTCCGTATCACAACGCGTAAGGAGTACTGCGGTAAGAAGCCAGCTGGGAAGTATGTGACCGGGTATGTGAGCGTGGATAATTTTCGGGAAGTTTAACGGCAATACAAGCGAATAATACATAGAAAACCGGCGGTACAAAACAGGAAATTTCCTGCTGTACCGCCGGTTTTTGTTATAAGAAAATGTGCTGTACTATTTCTTGAAAATGTTGGAGATGGCAAGCAATGACGGTGTAAGAATTGTAAGTTCGCATTTTGTTGCACTGCCTCCACCACGAAGAAATGCGTATTTTTAAAGTAAAAAAACGCAGCGAAAAAAGCCGTAGATACGTAATTACACGTATTTACGGCTTTTTTGTTTTCTCAGAAATATGCACTTTTGTTCAATGCGGGGTCAGAAGGAACAATATCCGACGCATTTTTTGTCGCTGTGTTTTGAAATTCACTTGTGAAAAAACAGTGCGACAGTGCGACAGAAAAACATTACTGTATTACGGTTTTCCTGTAGATTCCTGTTATTCCGGTAAATTCCTGTTGCTTTCGGTGCTTTTTTTGCTGTGTTTCAAGCTTGAGATTCTCTCTTTTCCGAAGAAACTGTGCGACAATGCGACAGCTGTTTTACCATGCAAAATTTGCTGAAAATAAAATACGCAGGTGCAGTATGGGGTTACCCTAGAAATGCAGTAAAACCCGTATCAACCCCCGACCTCAAATATATATTATAATTCCGGTAAGGT